GTGCAGGAACGAAACCGTACTGTATCTGCACATCGGCAATACGCCCCTGAAACATAAAATACTGCACAGATTCGTCTGGCGGGTACGCCTCAATCCGTAAAAAATCTCCTACCTCAATGACAGGTAATTCTGCGGGGTTTCTGCCCTCGATGTTTGCAGTGCCAGCCTTATAAGGGTCTTGTACGTTTTTACGGCCTGTAGTTATGTTTACGGTTTGTAGGTCGTCTAAATACTGCCCGTCAAAAAAAGTACCGCTAGCGGGATACCAGTACGCCTTAAAAACAACGTCAGCCATTACGACACTCGAATGGGTACGGAACCGTTGCGGAACATGTAGGTGCGCAGCGCGTCTACCACGGCGTTAGGGTCTGCGCCCTGCACGTTAATAGTGACGTTGTTGCCGCCCATAGAACCCATACGATCAAGCGGAATAACCGCCTCAGGCCCAGCCTCGCCAATCATCGCCAAGGTAGGCCCTGTCACGATGCCGCCATTAGCCAACATTGGGATGTCTGGCATGTCAAAGCCTTTACCGCCAATACCGGGAACCCAGCCCGGAACAGTGAACTTAACTTTGCCAACGGTGTTGTTCCACGCGCTTGCAATACCATTAAAAACTGACTTAAACACAGTAAGCAATGTTTCCACTGCGGGAATAGTCACATTATTTATCCACCATTTTATCCGCCCAAAAATGTCATCCACAATCGTGCGGAACGGCTCAAACTTTTTGTATGCAATGACAAGCAAAGCGCCAAGGCCGACAACTGCGCCAGCAATTAAAGCAAACGGGTTGAGCGCCATAGCAATGTTGACAGCAACAATGGCCCCAGCAATAGCGGCAACAGCACCAGCAATGGCCAGAAACGTGTTCGGGTTGTCTTGTGCCCATTGCCCAAAAGTTTGCAAATACGGCAATACTGCCTCTACTGCTGGCAAAAGTGCAGCGCCGATAGATTCTTTTGTTTCCCCTAAAGCAATGCCTAAGCGTTCGAATCTTCCTTGGGCGGTGTTCGCTGCGTCACTAGCTGCACCGCCAGTGGTTTTAGCCACCTCAGCCATAACTTCCTCAAAAGTTGCTCCCGCTTTAATCATGTCGCGATACTCAGGAAACAGTTTTTGCAGGGCAGTCATGTTCCCGCCGTAGGCTTTTTCTAGGCTTTTTACTACTGTTTCAAGAGGAACACCTTTTTGAGTAGCAATGTCCATTGCATCTCTAAGAATGTCTTGTGCTTTAGAAACATCGCCAGTGGCGGTTGCTAAACGGCCTAGTGCGGGGCGTAGTTCGTCATCTGAAAATCCAAGAGTTTTACCCTGTTGGGTAATCCAATCTTCTGCTTTTTTAATAGAATCTTCGGTGGCCCCAGAAACTCGTTTAAGGGTGTTGGCAAGTTTGTCTGAAGCAGCTTCATCTTCGATAGCGCCTTTTACGGCATCAAACAAACCAGTAGCAAGTCCAGCAATAGCAATAGAAGCAGGCACAAAAGCCTTTTTCATTACTATGCCAGCCTTTTTGCTGTTTGTTTCTGCCTGATCTAGTTCGCGCTTAAACTTGTCAAAACCCTTACCGTCAAACTCGGAAATGATTGGAATAGATAAAGCCATTATTTAAGTTCCTTTTCTACACGGCGCACCACTGCAAGCATCGCCTGTTCCATTTCGCCCTGCACCTCAGCACGCCTGCGAAACAATGCAGGCCCAAGAACACGAGAACGCCCCGGTGATAATTGCCCTAACTGATCGCCTAAACGGTTGGGGGTTGCGCGTCCTGCGGTTTCCCACACGGCTGTCGCCACATCACGCTGCTCTAAAAGAATCACTGAAGTTACACGGCGGTCACCTTGCAGTTTGACCTTTACACCACGCACCGCTTTTGCCACGTCATATGGGAATATTTTGCGGTTGCCCGCTGTCCAGTTGCGGGACATGCCCGACAAGGGCATACCGATGCGCTGATATGTGCCTTGAGCCTCGACTATGGCGGGCTGTGCAATACGGGTCGCCTCTTTGCCAAACTCTTTACGCAAACCCGGCTCAATCTTGTTAAGCGAGCGAATAGCATCCTTAGCGCCAATAATCTCTACTTTTGCGCTAACGGGCATTTTTCGCTTGTTCCTTGACTATGGCATCAACCGTGTGCAGGTCTTTGATGTCGAAGTCTATCCCATTGGGCCAATAGCCTGTGCGAAGTAGCAGAGCTGCTAATGCGTATCGGTATGTGGCCCTTGGGTAGGGTTTGCGTCATCGTCCTGACTAACTACCTCAATGGACACGGCGCGTTTGATGAAGTCGTCAAAGACTACGGGCACTGTGATGCCGTGAACCTTGCACGACTCGTAGGCAAGAAACAACAAATCTTCATAGCCGATAGACGAAGCCATTTCGGACGCTTTGCGCTTGTACTTGCGCTCATACTGCACAATCACATAAAGGTTGGTTGCCACCTCTACAGGGCCGTCCCCTAGGTCTACTGCAAGGGTTAGTTTCATGTTGTCTCCTTAGTCGGGGTCAGAGTCTGACCGGGTTACGGTGTTACGTCTACGGAGTACACGCCACCAGTAAAAGTGACGTCCACGGTAGAAAGTTCGCCCATAGTGGCGTTAATAACTGGAAGTTCGGCAAGAAACGCGCCAGTAAGAACAAAACCCGGGTTTGTAGCGGAGTCGGGGGGCGCTGCAGGCTGTACACGCAATGTGGTTGTGGTGCCGACCAATGACGCAAGAGTAGCGTAAGTCTCCGAAGCGGCATAGGACATATAGAGCGACAAAGTCACTTCATGGTTGCCTAAACCCTTTACATAGGTGCGATCTGTTTGACCAAAAGCGGTGGACTCTAATTGATCAAAACGGTGAGTAACGGTGGCGCTTGTGCACTGGTTGCTCAGGTCTACTGAGTTCACAGTTACTACGGGGTTTGAGAGGTATGTGCTACTGGACATTATTCTGTCTCCTTGTCTGTGGTGATGTTATCACCTTTGGGTTTTGCTGTTTTAGGTTTTCCGACTTCGATAATAAAGCCACCAGCAATAAGAGCGTCAAGGTTGACGCCTGCAACGGGCACAAACTCATCACCGGGGGTTCCTACACGGGGGCTAACAATCTTGTACATGGGTTCCTTACGCTGTTTCGGCTTGCATCGAGATAAGTAAATCGTAGGCCGGATAATCCGCACCGCCAATAGACACCACCGTAGGACGGCCTGACTTAACTGCCACATTCTTAGCGAGCACCTTTGACGTGATTTGCAAAATGTCCCGCAGGGCGTCAAGGTTGCCCGGGCCTGAGCCGATGACTTTTACGGGGAAGTCGAGCGTCACGATGTTGTAGTTCCACGCATCGAAACTAGGTGCGTCAATAAATACACATGAGGTGGTTATCTGGCGGGGGTCTATGGCTACTGGTAAGCCTGTGATGGTTTTGAGCGTGGCTGAGAGGTCGTCTATGGCCTCGTTAAAGAGGTCGTTGTATGGCAAAGGCATTAGGCAACCTGCGGGCGGTTAATGCCGAGCAGCTGCAACACCATAGGGGTGATGCCGTTGGCGGGTGGTGTGCCCATACCGTCAAACGATGCCAGCGCGGTGTATGAGCCTTGCTGACGGAAGTACGCCGCCCCGATCATGATTGTGCCTAGCGTGACGTCGCCACCGGGGGAAGTAGTGAGCGAGTCCTGCAAATAGCCAGCCTCATAGCGCCTGCGATAAGCAAACGCGTTAGCAGCTGCGGCGCACTGCACAAGCAATGCAGCGGCGTTAGTCGAGGTCAACGGGATGTCCAAATAGTTACTTATCTGGGTGTTCGTAATCCATGTGCAGGTCAATGTCCATGTAACAGTTCCAAGCACTTCGGCTTCATACTCAAAGTTGTCGCCAACATCAACAAACAACAACTGGTTAGGCCGTGGCACCGTCTCATCAAACATGAGAGTGCCGTCAGTTTCGGTACCAACGTACTCGTACTGTGGGCACGCCAACACTAAAAAAGTGCCGTCAAAACCGTCACCAAGGCCAGCAATAGTAATGCTTTGACCGGGCGTTATGTCGGTGTTCGTAAGCGTCTGGACGACTGCATAATCGTCCAAACGCATACGCGAGGTAATGTTAAATACCGCCATGACGGTACCGCCTTTCGACTAGGCGATTGCGATGCCTTGCACCATGTCGCGGTCTGCGATAAAGGTTGAAACGTATCCGTAGTAGGAGAATTGACGACCCAATGTGCTTGGGACTTCCACGCTCATAATGCCGCGTACTTGCTCGTAGAACTCAATCGCTGCGCCTCGTGCCACAATCAAAGTGTTGTTTGCGAAGTTGCGGTCTGCGACAAGGTTTAAGCCAAATGGGTTAAACGTGTTTGCAACGGTGATGTTTGCAGAACCCATAGCGTTAACGCCCATAAGGCCAGACGCTGCGGTGTATGGGAACACGGGACGATCGTCGCCGTCTAACTGTGCGCCAAGTTTGCGCCATACGTCAGGGCTAACAAACATGTGATCAGGCAAGAAGTTAGTGGCTACTAAAATTTCAAACGCTGCTGCGTAGACCGAAGAAATTAACGTTGATGGGTCGTTAGCGGTAACTGTCCATGTGCCTGCTGCGACTGGGTCGCCGCCTGCAACAATCGCATCGGCTGCGATGTTGTCAGAGGCAAGCATGTACTGGCCTGCAAGGTCACGCAAGATAATTTCTAACGCTGCAGGTGACGAAAAATCCACATCTTGTACGGACAAGGTCACCTGCCCACTGAGGGTGGTCTTCTGGATTACATTTGAGGCAATCGTTGGTGTTGTTGCAGACACTGCTACAAGTTCGCCGCCTTGTGCAGCCACGCTTGTGTGGGTTGTCCAAGTTGGGCGAATCCATGTTTTGGACTGTCCACCGTCTGGCATAGCGCGAGCGCCAACAGCGGCGACTACTGGACGAATGTAGTTCAAATCCTCAAACACTGGCCCAAGTACTGGCACTGGCAAAAGACCGGGGGTGTCAGTGGTAAGGACGTCACCTGCAGCTGCTTGGAGTGCTGACTGGTTAGACGCAACGAAGTCACGCACTGCAGCGTTGACGTTTGCGAAAGTTGTGCCACCGATGTGCATTGCAGCCATGTACTCGCCCGGTGTGGGAAGTGCGAACTTGCGCTTTGGCTGTGCGGGAATTGGTGCGGTTGGTGTTGCGGCCTCTACGACTGCTTCGGGCTGTACTGCGTCCACGGTTTCTGTCTCCTCGACTTCGGTTGATGTGGGTTCTGTGTCGGGTTCTTGTGCTGATGCTAACACTTTTTCGATGATTGCACCTGCAAAAGCGGGAATTGGCACAAGGCTTAATTCCAGCCACTCAGCCTCAGTCACGATCATCGTGCCCTCATCGTCATAAGAAAACTTTGTGGGGTTCACGCCAACACTAACGGAATCCAAAACCCCGTCTAGCGCCAGCGTTAAAGCCTCATCGCCTGCGGCGGTTGCCGAAATACGCGCCGAAAACATCATGCCTTCCTCGGTATCTACACGCTCGGTCACTAGGCCCACTGGCATAGACGAGTCGTGGTACATAAACAGTTTGGGGGCTTTGCCCTCGACTGGTAGCGCGCCCTGCTCAAAACGTACTTGCGTACCGTCTGACACTGTGGCGGTCTCACCGTAAGGTACGGCTACGCCTGTGATCGTGCGGGTCTGTGTTTCGCCTGCTGCGGCGTCAATGGTGACCGCTTGTGCGTTTAACTTAATCATGCTCGGTTTTCTCCTGTTTCAACTTCCTCAACATCTACGTTGCGGTTTGTATTGGCTTCTTCGACTTCCCCTAAGTATTCCTCAAAATCAAACTCCACGTAAGTACCTACGGGAAGAACGGCGTTGCCCGAAAGGGTAGAGGCGATGCACTCGGCGTAGGTCTTAGTGCCATAGAGCCATAGATCTACACGGGACTCTCGGCTATTGGTGTAGGCGTAAGACCCGGTGGGAACGCCCAACAGATACGGCGGGATGTTGCAAATCTGCGCCATTTGCAAGGCTGAAAACTGGGCTGACTCAATAAGCATCATCTTGTCGGGCGTTGCCGTGGTGGCTTCATAGGTTAAGAACTCGTTTAAGGCTGCAGTTTGGTTAGTTAAACGTGCATTGTTAAACGCTGCTGCAAGGTCTGCTAATTCTTGTGCCGATAGCGGTTCTCCACCAGTTTGGCGCAGTACGCCTGACGGTATGGCGGTGTTGGCTGATCTGTACCGTGCGTCCTCAATTTTAAGCGCCGTGGCTATGGCCTGCTCGGATGAGTAGATAGCGCCCTGAATTGGGCTAATAAACTGCACAAGGTTTGCAGGGTCAATTTGTCCACCTTGAAAAAATACTTCTTTGGACGGTGCGTACCACACTGGGCCGTCTTGATCTTGTGTGGTTATTGACCCGGCAGGCAGTCGAGTGAATGATGCGGGGAATCCGTCTGCGGTGCGGGAAAGAATGTACCAAAACGCACGACCAAAAAAGAAAAGGTCATCAAATGTCCACGCCATAAGGGTTTCATACGGTATTTGCGGGTCGGGTCGACGCAACCACGAGCGAGGCGCAATGTCTATATAGTCCATTTCCGCTTCGGTTTCGTTCCAAGACTCGCGGTACATCTTTAATGGCATCGCCGAGATAACGCTTGCGTGTAAATCGCGGGCGCGGCTAATGGCGGGTACCTGCATAGCACGGTTGCGGGCATCACCCTCAACATAAGAGTAGTACTGCCCAATCATGTTAGGCCCGGCGAGGTTCTTAGAATATCCAGTGCCCGCCGCAGCTGCCTTCTGGACAGGTACTGGGCTTATCTGTGCTTTAGTTTCTTTGCGGGTAAAGAGTGGCATTTAGATTCCTCGAATAGTGGCTCGCCGTCAATCCCGACAACTGACGACAAGCCTGCCTAAATAGTAACCGTACTACATGACAACGAGCATGGGTTTCTGTCGGTTTTGTGGTCGGCTCACAGCGGACACTGCCCACACCATGCAACGCGCCGCCTCAATAGGCCCCGGTGACTTTTGCGATGACAACACATAACCCTGTGCGGTGCGCACACCAGTAGCGCGGTTCACATGCTCGGCGAGTGTTTGGTTTCCGTCATGCAACACTTTGCCTTCCAAAATCATGTTGCGAACTAGTGACGTGTAGCGGATTAGTTCGGCGTAGCCCGTCAACTGGTAGCGGCGCTTTAGTGCGGTAGGCACATGAATTTCCAGCGTAGGAGTGACTAGCAGTAGAACTGACGGGTGTGTCATGACACGCTCAACGTGTGTCCACATCTCCTGTTCGGTGTCTACAACAAACTCAATCTTGGTAAATACCTGTTGGTTGTGCACCACTGATCTAACGCCGATATAACGGGCCTCATCCACGGAAGAATCCACAGCCAAGATGCCGCCTTCGGGCAAGTCTTGTGTGGTTCGGCACTTGTCCCAGACGCCAGCATCAAGCCACGCCCCACGGGATGCCGACCACTGGTTGCCATGAGAACGCGGGAAACTGTCAGACTTCACCGCAGCCTGCAACGCCTTCACCGTAATCGTGCGCCCCAACGCAGGGTTAGACAGTCCCCAATATTGTGGGTCTCTCGGGTCGCAACCCGCAGGGATAGACCACTCCGCAAAGAAGCGTTCCGACGTTACGCCTTCGTCAATTTCTTGCAAGGCAATAGATCGGTAATTAATCATGGCAATGCTCGACTCGTCCCCGGCGGTAGACCACATAGAAAGCAGAGGGTTAGCCCGCGCAATCTGAGACGGCTTAAGAGCATCGTCCAAAATCTCAGGGGCGATGTTCCACAACTCGTCCACCACAATCAAATCGTAAGACCCACCGTGAAGTTTGCTAGACGCAGCTCTAACTTCCCAGCGTGACCCGTCCGGCATCTGCACAGACTTACGCCCAATCTGCTGAATCAGTTTTGCCCCAAACGATTCTTTAAGAATGTAGGCAAGTTCTAGATAGATAGCCTCGGCGCGGTCAAGCATGTTCGCAGTGCTAAGCACATTCTGCGGGGACTTCCGATACAACACCGCATACTCAGTAATCCACCAGCCAATAAGCGCCCGCAACGCAACCGACTTACCCTGCTGACGAGCAGTAGACACCAACGACTCACGAAACACCAAATCACCATTGTCATCATGGACAAGTTGCCCCGAAAGTGCGGTCACCTGCCACGGCATCAACTCAATGTTGAGATGACGTTGCGCCCAAGCCGCCACAGCAGGCCCATATCCTCGCCCCCCAACACCGGGCGTAACCAGTCGAGGAAACTCCGATGCAACTGGAGACCCATCAGAGACGATCAGGTCAGTTCTCGCCAGTTCAGGCTGATTCTCGCCAAACACGGAAAGAGA